TTACACCAAACCGACCTAAACTTTCTGGGTGGACTGGAATATGACTTAAGATCATTCCGTTCATAACATGATATGCTCGTAATTCTCTAAAGTACTGTCTGTACTCGTCGTCACGAAAGATATCATGGTTACCACGGATCAATACCTTATCCCCGTTTAAACGGCCCAATGTTGCCATGGCCTTACGGTTAATAACAACATCACCTAAATGGTAAACTTTATCCGAGGGCTTGACACGTTCGTTCCAAGCCTTGATCATTGCTTCATCCATTTCGGCAGGGTCGTCCCACGGACGCAACTTTGTAACACCATCATTTCGAGTGAAACGGCACACGCCAGCGTGGCCGAAGTGCGTGTCACTGACTAAAAATACGCTTGGCATAGTGCTCTCCTTTCTTTACCAATTTTCTACACCAGTTACTTCAACGGATACTTTAGCAGGATAATCTGCTATTTCTGTTTCATAAGTTAATGTAAGAATGCTACCAATACCAGAGTTAGTTGTTTGCTCTAGTACAAAATATTCTACACCTGTAGTTTCACAGATCTTTTTAATTTTATCTAATTCAAAAACATTCAAATGTATCATATATCACCTTCTCTTTCTCTGTGTGCTCTACGCTCTGCAGCCAGTGTAAAAATCTTTTCGTTGTCGTTAGTCCAATCTTCTGTCAAAGGTTTCCCATTAATAGAATGTGGTTCCTGCTCGTCGTAGGTCCAACCCAAGGCTCGCATCATACGGTGCTTGACCAGTAGATTAGGACTACGGAATGCTTCAGTATCACGGAAGCCTAGCATAACACCAATTTCGCAGACTGCCCCGCTGCGACACACACCTGCATGACAATGAACAACAACATTCATGCGATTTTCAAATGCACGTTGTAACAGACGTACAAGTTCGTTAGCCTGTTCTTGACTACAACGCATTGCCTCGTCCAAAACATGATCCTTTTCTTCAACGTCCAAAAACTGAAACTGATGAACTTCTTTGAATTGATATTTTGGAGTAGGAAAATCTCCTGGCGGATCGCAAATTTGGATCAGCATAGAGTTGATGCCCGCATCGATATGAAACCCTTTACGGATGTCGCTAAGTGCTACGTTTTGAATCCACGGTGCCATATCTCACTCCTTAAAGTTATATTATAGCACCAAACTGCTCTGATGTCAATCGAAGTATTCTATGTCTGCGGCTAATATAAATCTATATTGATTACTTTGTACAATACCGGGTCGATGCCATTTATCCGAGGGATAAAGCAACCATGAATGATTGCTAGGTTTTACAAAAAATCTATCTTCGTGATCTAACCCATTTGGAGCCATTTCTGTTCCGCAGTAATCTCGATCTTTAACATCATCAGGAATATGTAGATACCAAATTCCACTGAACATTTTGGCTTCTGGTTTAGTAGGATGCCAATGATGGTGCCATAGTGTTTCTCGATTTTCTGCACCCTCGAGATTAGTCATAAACGACCAGGCCATCATGTTACCTACTTTAACTTCTCGACCCAGATACATGAATACAGAAAATAAAAAACTCATCCTGTATTTTAACCAAACTGGTTCAGGACGAGCAAATATATTTTCTTTAGTTTGATACTTAGGTGAATTGGTAAAATAATTACCATCTGCTATTATGCTCTTTACTATTCTGCAGGCTTCTTGATTATCTTCTTCAGAAATCACAGAACTAAAATCAAATTTACGAAAGGTTTTATTTTGATCGATAACTAGCATAATTATTTGGAGCGGGATAAGAGAATCGAACTCTTGACCGAAGATTGGAAATCTGCTGTTTTACCATTAAACTAATCCCGCATAAAACTATTTACTCATGGCCTCGCTATCAGGAATCGAACCTGAATTTGTTCTTTAGGAGAGAACCGTTCTATCCATTGAACTACAGCGAGTTAGAATATTGATAGTAATACTGAAGTCTTGGTTTGGGACGATACCCAAGGCCACCCAGGCATTACAGCACCTGCTTCTATAGTCCAGCCTAACATGGAATCCGTTACTGCTCAATCTCTTTACCCTGTAAAAGGCCGTTGATCGTATTGCAGCCAACAATGCACCTACGATGCACCAACTCTGCAGTTCCACCCGCTCGGTATTGTCTTTCGATCGTTGATCGGATCTTGTACTACTATCAATAACTTGGTTGCAGAGGACGGAGTCGAACCGCCGACCTACAGGTTATGAGCCTGCCGAGATACCACCTTCTCCACTCTGCGATAAATTCTATATTGAAGTACACTGACCACTTATGTGTTTGCTACCAGAATACTCGGTTCGTTCAATGTACTTTAATATAGTGTCTAGCCACGGTCCCCTGTTCCGCCCTAGACTGAGTTGTCTACCCTGTCGATCAGAATTTACGTTTACAGAGTCAGTTCTGCTTCTGCCTCCACGATTTCTCAAGTCGCCCCTAAAGAGGGCCTTGGGGCAGCGATCGTGTGCGCCCTGGCGTTTTGGTGAAGCCAATCACCCCCTTTAATAACGAGGAAGGGACCCCGGGGTCTGTTACAGCAGTCCTTCTGCTTGTAGTGTCTTAACTACATCATCGCTGAGAGGAATCTCAGTTTTGATATTCAACTCAAGAATTTCGTCGTTGAGTTTTTGTTTTTGCTTTTTCAGATTAAGAATTTCTGCCTTAGCCTGAGCAATCTGTTCTTTACCAAGAACGGATGTTGTTACCGTATCTCCGTAACCATATAGGCTACGACGGTTTTCACCTTTGTCATTTTTGATCTTTTCGATCTTACCTTTAATAACTTCCAAAGAAGTCATTTCTGTAGCCTTGGCTAATTCTTCTAGTTGACCAATACGCTTGTCAATGAATGCTGCCTTGGCCAGTGCAGTATCAATACCGCTAGAGGCATTGGCTGTACCTACAAGGGCTCGGATATTATATAGAGCCATGGTAAGAGCCTGCCTACGACCATCATTGTTTACAAGGTCATTATTAGCCTTGCTGATAATTTCCTCGATGTTTTGAAACTCGTTGAGTTCTATGTTCAACTCAACTTTGATGTTTTTAACTGCATCATTGATGCTGTTTTGAACAGCGTTTGCCTTGCGTAATGTAATATTCATTTGTGTCTCTCTTTATAAAAACGGTTTGGTAAAAGGTCAAGTAATAGACCGGACAATATACAATGAAGAGTTGTAGTCTTCGTTGACAATGTGCAAAATACAATACACAGAGGTCTATATATTTCCGATTAACAAATGACAGTCTTTGGGGTCGGATCACATAAACACGTTCCAATGTTCAGTTGGATTGTAGTTTTGGAGTAGGCTTGGAGCCTAAACCTGTGTCTATCCTCATCTACCCTCTACCTCGCCGGTTGTGTATTGCTACACAACAAAACTTATTATACACTCTTTTTTGTCTTTGTCAAGACATTTTGGTTATCTTGGTGCCGCTTGATGGAATCGAACCAACGATTGATGCTTACAAGGCAACTGTTATACCATTTAACTAAAGCGGCAAATCTGGTGGAGGATAACAGAATCGAACTGTTAATCACGGCTTGCAAAGCCGTTGTTATCCCATTTAACTAATCCCCCAATAAATTACTTATTCTGTGGTTGTTTCTCTACGATTTTTTTCTCTTCTAGGCTGTACCAAGGCTGCTAGTTCTGCCTGAATACTGCCTGCCTTGAACGATGCCCTTTTATGAGGATCAACAATAGTGGCTAAAAATCTTTTGGACTGCTTGGTCATTTTATAGTTTGGACCTGGTTTCATTTTTTTTCCTTTTATAAAAATGGTGGAGAGTGTGGGAGTCGAACCCACTGACCATATTACTACGATCTACGGATTAGCAATCCGCTGCATTACCATCCTGCCCACTCTCCGTTAACTTGGAATCATATGAGGAACATATGGAACAGCCCTAGGGCCGTGCCGTTGCTGTAATAGCATTCTTGCTTCTTCAGCAGAGTTGGCACCCACACGATCTTTAAATTCTTTACCGTCTTTGGTTCTTATTGTTGCTTCATATAATTTCATAATGTTATTATACAATCTTTTCTAAAGTATGTCAATGGTGCCTCCGGCGGGAGTCGAACCCACATTGGCCAATTATCTGTTGCACACGGGATATAAATCCGCTGTTTTACCATTAAACTACAGAGGCATATTTGGTGCATCGTAATGGAGTCGAACCACTGACATTCGCCTTGTAAGGGCGACGTTCTACCGCTGAACTAACGATGCATAATTTGGTGCGAGTGGCGAGAGTCGAACCCGCATAGCCGAGGCTGGCAGATTTTAAGTCTGCTGTGTATACCATTCCACCACACTCGCATATTTGGTGCCCCAAGAGAGACTCGAACTCTCACGCACTAGGCACTGGCTTCTAAGACCAGCGTGTCTACCATTCCACCATCGGGGCAAATGTATTTCTAATGAACAATCTATATTATACGATCTATTTGTCTACTTGTCAA